CTCTCCCTTGGCCTTACGGCCGGTAGCTCCTAGTTGGAGCTACCCCATCCGAGCTTGATGTAGAGGGCTCGGGGCCTCCCGGCACGTGTCAAGTGATCCTTATCCTCGAAAGGTTCAAACCTTCCGGGAAGGGTACACTTCAGTAGCGCTCCCCCTCCGCTGATTCGCGAGAGCGGGGCTCTGGCCGAAACCTTAGCTCCCCATACAAGGGGAGACTGCAGGTTTCGGTCCCAACGGTGAAGCTCAGTACCTAGTACTGAAACTCTCCCGAGGACCGGAGACGTATCGCCGACAGTCGGCAGAGGAATGATCTTCCTCAGCAAACCGTCGAGATACCGCGCGGCACCCCAAAGACCAGCTTGATATAGCTGGTTCCTCAGGGACACGGTCGATACTAACTCGGCAACGTCCCGGCGTGTCCGGGGCAACGCACGGCGGCGATAGACAACAGTCACATCGACGCCATGCATGTAATCCCGCCCGCAAGACTCCCTGAATGGGCCATCCAAGAAGCTCTTGGACCCGTTCGGCTTGGCGCCTAAGGCGACAAGTAAACGGAGACACGTAGGTGCCTCGTGTGTGGGGACCACAATGTCATCCCCAAACACACGTACCTCGTCAGTGAGAGAGAAATACTCACTGGTAGAGGGACGAAGGGTACGGTAACGGCTCGATGCCACACTGTAGGCAGCTATCGTCGCAAAGACGATGCTTTCAACAGGGAAGCACAGAGCCGAACCCATCGACGCGAACTTGGATAAGGGGATAACCCCAAATCCAGGAACGCTCGCCCGAGTGGAACGCGATGCAAGAAGATATTCCAGCAAACTGGGATACCTTCCGAACACTGCTTCGACAAGGGCGACGCTAACACGGTCTGAGGCCTCTGAGAGATCGATTGTAGCCAGACGGCCATCAATCGATCCAGCAAGGGCCATCCTCTGGTTCGCCTCTTGATCTGTAAGATCAACGAAAGGAGACGAGCCGGAGAATTCGCGTTTAAACTCACGAAGGAGAGCCTGCTGTGCGAACTGCACAGTACAGGGCTCCATCGCGATAACGCGAGCCTTGTTAGCTGTCTTAGGAACAGCGATAACCCTAACGGGTATCTCTGCGCCGGGCGGAGTAAGACCCACCTGGGACACTTCCTCATCGTTCCATTGAGCGGTGAGGAACTCCTGGATAGGAGCGACTGAATTAAGACGCTCCGTCCAGTACAGACGATCGTACTTTTGGTTTCCCGAAATGCGATCGGCGGTGGCTCCAGGTCCGTGCTGAGGAACGAGACTGCCGTTATACACGGCAGCGTCGATTCGTGACAGCTTATCTCCGAAGAGACGAGCGGCCGCGATCCCCAGCTCATGGAGCACCTGTGGCTGAAGCCACTGTTGCTCCAGATCGTTCTCGCATTCGACGAATGCCTGGAACGACTTGCGGGTATAGCGATCGTCGCATACTGCGAACACTTTCTTGTGTAAGCGGCATATTTGACGAATTGCATACACCGCGTCGGTGGAGGCATCGCCTCTAACCGTACCATCTTCAGCGAAGATAAGGTTCGCAAACCCGCGGAGAAACCGCGGGAGAGCACCTGCATGGCCAAAGGCCTTACAGGAGTCCGGAACCCACCGACCACGAGCGAGTGCGCCTTCGAGCGCCTCTGCGAAAGTCGGGAGAGTGATCTCGAGAAACGAGACACCCTCTGCTTCGCTCCTACGAGAGATTGTAATACCATCCCTCGTAGTGTCGACACCGCATAGTGCCCCAACATCGCGGAGCACATTGGTCGTCAGGATAATCAGGCTTTTCATCCACCCTCAATCGAGGTAGTAGATCCATAGCCCGATTTGCCGACCGATGTCCGCCTAGCTAGCTTTCGCCACCGAGGACCTTCGTGATGAGGGCCCCCGAGGAGGCAGCCAGCTGGGCGGCGAAGCCGTCCCAGATGGCCTTGGCCTCGGCGGGCGTGAAACCCACCGGGGGCAGGTCGAACACGACGTAGGCCGACATCGAGTACCGGGTGTTGACGCTGGTCAGAGGATCAGCGGCAATCTTCGAGTAGTCGATGCGGACCAGACGCCGGGTGCGCCCACCGTACGTGTGCTGCACCCGCTCCTTGATCGTGCCGTCGTCCTTGGTGAACTCACCGAGGTTGACGCCGGACGAGGTGCGGGGCAGACTGTGCGCCGTACCAGAAATGGTGACGGACTGGGGATCGGTCAACATACCGAGCACTCCTGACTGGCTACGTCCCTGTAGGGACGACTAAAGATTCCCTCGGCTGATGCCGAGGGCCGCGAGAATGGACCACTGGCGCAGCGAAAAGCTGTCCAGATCGAGTCCGAAACCGAATGGAGTCGACGTCACACGGCGCTTGGATTCTCGAATCCGGGTCATCGTGCAACGTGGAGAGCTGCCATCAAACATCCGGTGCCCCACAAGAGCAGTGTCATACTCCTCTTTCTGGTGCTCCATCAGATAGGCATACTTCCAGACAAGCCCGTCGAAGGCGAACGACGATAGGTTTCCCATCAGGGAGCCTACGCTGCCAACCCAATCGACGAGCCAGGACCAGGGCGCGAGCTCCCACAGGAGCTCAGGGTCGGGACGCAGACCAAGTAGCCTGTTAGCTACCATGGCCTG